TTCGGGGAACTGCCCGAGTTGATGGAAGTGCAGCGCGGCGCGCAAAGCCTCATCGGCTTCCCGGCGCTGATCGACAAAGGCACCCATGTGGAGATCGAGGTCTTCGACGAGCCTGAGGTGGCGGCGGCCAAGCACCGCAGCGGCCTGCGCCGGCTCGTGGCGCTGCAAATCAAAGAGCCGCTGAAGTACCTGGAAAAGAACATCCCGGATCTTCAGAAGATGGCCGTGGCCTACATGAGCCTGGGCACGGCCGACGAACTGCGCGAGCAGATCATCGAGGTGGCGCTGGACCGAGCCTTCCTGCAGGAGCCCCTGCCGCAGGACGAACCTGCGTTCAAGGCCCGCATCGAGGAAGGCCGCACGCGGCTGAATCTCATCGCGCAGGAGGTGGCGCGCCTGGCGGGCGCAATCCTCGTCGAATACCAGGCCGCAGCGCGCAAGCTCAAGGACAGCAGACCGCCGAAGGACGTGGCCGACGACATTGCCGCCCAGTTGCAAAGGCTCGTGCCCAAACGATTCATCGTCTCCACGCCCTATGCCCAGTTGCAGCACTTCGAGCGCTACCTCAAAGCCATCGTGCTGCGTCTGGACAAGCTGCGCGCCGACCCGGCACGCGACGCGGCCCGCATGGCCGAATTGCGGCCGCTCGAGCAGCGCTACCAGCGCCGCTTGGCGGAACTGAAGGGCCGCGATGACGCCAGGTTGCAGGAGTTTCGATGGATGCTGGAGGAACTGCGCGTGAGCCTCTTTGCGCAAGAGCTTCGCACGCCGCAGCCCGTATCGGTGAAGCGCTTGGAGAAGGCCTGGGCTCAGGTGGTGAGCTGATGGCGGCCCCGCCCAGCGCCTGACCGGCGTCGAAGAGCCTCAGCGCACGCCTCACGCCGGCGTGGAGGTGTCCGCACCGCCGCACTACAATTGCGCAATTCGGGGTGTAGCGCAGCCTGGTAGCGCAACTGCTTTGGGAGCAGTGGGTCGCACGTTCGAATCGTGTCACCCCGACCACGTAAGCCTTTGATTTTCAAAAACTTTTTGCCAAAGTGCGCGCTGCTTAAAATTTGGGCAGTTTCTAACCTGGGCCAATTCTTCTAACGGGTGGCTTTGGTTTTGCGTGCCGATTTGTGCCTGACGTAGTCCGCCGTCTGCGCTTCAGTCGCGTGGGCTCCCATGGTTTTGGCCGCGCTCATGCCCTCGCGTGCCTCCTTGTCCGTCAGGGCTTTGGCGCGCAGGTCATGGAATGTGCAGTCGGTGATGCCTGCCCGCCTGCGGGCGCGCTGCCAGGCCGCTGATGCGCCCCAGTAGGTGTATGCCTTGCCGTCCTGCGTGGTGAACACCTGCGGGGCGAATCCTCGGCGGGCCTTGCGCAGCTCACGCAACCGCCGTTCCACGTCTCGCAACTTTGGCGTCCACTCGATGAGCACCCGCGCGGCCGTGCTGCCTCGCACTTTGGATGGCTGAAAGACGATCCCATCGCGCTGGATAGCTGACCACTCCAGTGCGAGAAGGTCGCCGATGCGCTGGCCGGTCAGGTAGGCCATGTCGATGAGCGCGCAGATCATCGCGCCCGATCGGGTCGGCCGGCCATCATCGCCGCGCATGGCTGCCACTTTGATGCGGCGCAGCTCGCTGTCGGTGATATAGCGGCTTCGCGCAGGCGTGGCCTTGGTGCGGATGGCTTGCAGCGGGTTGGTGCCGGCGGGGCGCAGCCCCAGCTCTTCCGCGAACCGCATGTACTCTCGCAACTGGGCTCGATAGGCGTTGAAAGTGCGCGGCTTGGACTTGAACTGCGCCAAAAACTCGGCGCAGTCCGGCGTCTCGACCTGCGCCGGGGTGAAGTCCTCGAAAGCGGCGGCGATTGCCTTGCCGCGAGAGCGCTCGTCTTTTTGCGTCTTCTGGTCGTGCGCGGGCATGACCTCCCGTTCCCAACGAGCGATGAGCGCAGGCATGGTCAAGATGCCTGCGGCCTGCGACCTCGCCTCGGCAAGCGCTGCGTACAGGGCAGGCAGCCCATCCTTGATCAGCGACAGCTTGTGCCAGATGCGCTTGTTGCCCTGGGCTGTGACGAGGTAGTACCAGCGGCCTTTGGGGAACACGCCTCTGGGCAGGGGGTCGCGCTTCATGCGGGGGCTTTGGCCAGCAGTTTGACCTTGGGTTTCGTTGCCAGGACTGCACCGGGCTGCATGGAGCATACCGCCTCGTAGTGCGCCCTCTCCAGGATGACATTGCCCAGCCGGTCGCGGCGCGCCCTGCAAAAGCCTTGCCGGTGCAGCTCGGCGAGCTGATCGGACGCTCTGCGGTAGCCCGTCAGTATCACCAGCTCTTCAGGGGAGAGGATCAGGTCTACCATCACCGATCGTTGCTTGTGGCTGGCTGCTCGACTGCTTCCCAGTCGCGCCGCAGCGGCCAGCCAGTCACCGGATGCAGCACGACGACTGGGCGCACCTTGCCGGCCTCGCACAGCCGGCGCAGAGGGTGTTTGCGCAGCCAGTCGGCATTGACGCGCAGGGCCCTCGCGAGGTCGCGTGTCGTCCAGGTGCCGGTGCGGGTGTGCATCTTCGCCAGTACGCGCACGTCGTTGCGCGCCGCCTCGTCCGCCTTGAGCTTGGCGCTGATCTCGCGATTGCGCCGCGCCCACTCCAACTGCCATGCGCGCTCACGCTCCGAAGGCTTGCGCACGGGGCGCGGCGCGCTCGGCGGCATCGACGGCGCGCGCGCCGATTCGATCATCTTGCGCAGGTCGATCATCCGTGTGTCTCCTCGAACAAGTCAGGCTGTCGCTCGCTCGACCGCTTCGCTCCTCTGCTTCCGACGACCTCGAGGCGCTCGTCGCTCCACACGCTGGAGCCGTCCAGCCGGTAGCCGTTGAGCCAGGCCAGCCCTGGCCTGCCCGCGTTCGTCGCATCGCTGTAGCAGGTGAGGTGGTAGTGCGGCTCGCTGGGCGAGTCGTCGCCGTTGATCCAGCGCAGGTACTGCGGGCAGGTGCAGGGCCCATCGATCCGCAGCACGAGATACGGCCCACCGGCGTAGGAGGTGCGCACCACGTCGCCGACTTGCAGCATGGTTACTCGTCCTCACCCATCTCATCGCCCATCCTCCCGCTGAAAAGCAATTCGATGGGGTCGTAGGAGCCGGGGGCTTCGGCATCCAGCCTGCGCCGGATGTCTTTCATCTCCTCGGCCAGCACTTCCAGCCGTTCCCACATGGTCGAGCCTTCCTCGGCGCAGGCGTTGTAGCGCTGCTTCAGTGCGGTGATTTCGTCTTTGGTCATGCCATCACTCCTTGAACTTCACGCGCACCACGCTCGTCCATGGCTCAGGCTCCTTGCGTGCTGCTCAGGTACTCGGCCATGCCGGCTTCCAGGGCTTTGCGGGTAGCCTCGCGGCCGCGGGCGGTGCGGGTGCGGGGGCGGGAGGTCTCCTCGGTGGCCGAAGGCGGCTCGTCCTCAATGGGCCCGCCTTCGTCGTGACCGGTATCGTGCGCTCGTGCGAACAGGTCTGTGGCGTCGGGGTAGTCGGCTGCGAATGCTTCGGTGCTGCCGTCGATGACGTCGGCCAGCGGCTGCGGGGCGATCAGGCGCATCCAGATGGCCTGGCCGTTGTGCATGGCCAGCTTGCCCAGCTTGTCGGCGTCCACATCGCTGGTGCCCACGCGAAAGCGCAGCACAATGGAGCCGCCTTGCTTGGCCTCGACGACGAACCTGTCGAGCTTGCAGCCGCCGAACACCAGTGGCTTGGACTCGTCGATGCCTTCATCGACTTCGAGCGTCCATCCTTCGTGCGAGGTCGTCAGGCTGAGCTTGTCGAAGGAGTTGCAGCGCAGCACCGGCGTGCTGGGCTCGATGCCGGGCAGCAGTTCCTGACCTTCCACGGGCTTGTAAAGCGCTTCGCGGATGTGCGGGTCGATGCGGTCGAGCACGGTGTTGGCCGCATCGATCGAGATGCCGAGCGAGACGGCAGGGTGCTCGTCATCGCCGTGTCGCTCGACGCGGTTGGTGACGCTGGTCAGGCGGGCTTCGGTGGTTTCGGGCAACTGGAACATGGGCGCTCCTGGTGGTGGGAAGATAAGAGGACTCGCAGCGGCAATCGTTGAGGGAGGGAGGGAGGGAGGAGAAGGAGAGGCCGCTGGTCAACGCCCCGTGAAACTGGGTCAGGCCGCAGCCGGCCGGTCTTGCTCGGCCTCGGCCAGCTCGCGCTGGCGGATCTGCTCCTGCTCCTCGGGGGAGGGTTCCCAGTCGGCTTGTTGTGCGGCCTCGTCTTGTGCGTGTGCGGCTTCGCTGGGGCGCGCCGGCGAAGGTGCCGCCGGCGCGGTGATTTCGCCTGTCTCCGCGTCCACCGTCAGCGGGTTGTCTTGCGCCAGGCCGAAGTCGGCGCGCTCGTCAGCCTCAATCGCCGTGGCCAGCTCCACGGACACCGGCAGCCACTTGAACAGCCGCCGCACCACGGTCTTGAGCGCCATCTGCTCGAAGTACGTGACCCACGGCCCGCTGGTGCCTGCCTTGCTTTGCGCTCGCACGGCCTCGACCTCGCGGCGGCTCATCACCTCGAACTGCACGCCGCCGTCCTTGAGCTTGGCCACGGCGTAGACGAAGCGCAGCTTATCCGGGTGCGTGCGGTTGGGGTTGTCGTAGTCGGGCACGTGGCGCAGGGCGCTGTCCAGGCCCAGCGACACCTCGAACTGGTCGCCCTCGTACACGGGGCGGGCCTCGATGCTGACGATCTGGCCGCTTCGGCGCGCCAGGTCGATCATGCCGCGGTAGCCAACGATGAACTGCACCTCGGTGCGGCCCGCCTTGCGGTTCTCGAACGGCACCAGGTAGGCGTGCCCCAGCGGGCCGCCAGGCTCCAGCCCGAGCTGCGCGCAGGTCATGATCGCGCCCAGGAAGCTGTGCTGGTCACAGCGCGCCAGCGCCGGGTTCTTTCGCACCTCGGTCAACGCGACGCGCGCCAGCCGGTCGGCGGTGATGTGCCGCGGCAGGGCCAGCGCCATCTGCGCCTTGATCTTCGGGTCGGACAGCAGCGCGGCGATGTCGCCGCCGGTGCTCTTGCGGTGCGCGACGGCGGTGGACTGGCCGGTCACGGCGGCCTTCAGGATGGCGGTCATGGGTCAGATCTCCTTGAGCAGGAACCGGCGGCTGCCGGGGGTTTCGGTGGTGTGCGCGGCGATCACGTCGTCGGGCGCGCGCAGTGCCGCTGCAACGGCCTTCCAGTCCGTGCGGCGCGTGGGCTTGGTGGCCTTCCAGGTGGCCAGCGTCTGGCCGCTGATCGTGAGCGCCGAGCGGTCGGCGAGCGCGAGCTTGATGCGCTCGACGGCTGCGTCGTACTCCGCCTCGGCCTCGGCGATCCGCGCCTTGGCTGATCGCGCCCGGTTGTAGGCAGCCAGCAGCTCGTCGTCGGCTTCCAGCGCCTCGCCGTTGTCAGAGCGGAATAGCGTCTCGACGTCGCGCGCCGTCGCGGGCTCTGGCGCTTGCCCGCCCAGCACGTGCCGGTGCCAGAAGTCGTCGGCGCGCTCGAGCATCGCCGCGATCGTCTCGTCGTCGCGGTGGATGCGCCGGATCACCAGCCGCTGCCCGCCGATGAGGGCGGCCACGTCGCACCAGGGCTGGCCGGTGATGCCCAGGTACCACATGCACTGGGCCTGGTAGTGCAGGGGCACCGCGTCGTCGTCGCCGTCGCGGCCCCACTCGCCGGCCTTGTAGGCACTGGCGGTCTTGACCTCCAGCAGTCCGTCGGCCCCGAGCAGCGTTCCGCCGTCGTCGGCCACGCGCACGCGGGAGCCTGGCGCGACGATGGCGCGGTCGATGTTGCCGATCGCCCATTCGTGCGACGGGTGGCGCAGGATGCGCTTGACGCGCTGCACGTTGTGCTCGGTGCGCCCGGCGTACTCTTGCGCCACCACCCACTCCAGCAAGACGCCCCAGCGCACGGCCTCGGCGTCGCCCACCGTGTCATCCTCGCGCTGGCCGGTCTTGTCCAGCCAGACATCGACGGCGGTTTTCCAGGGCGACAGGCCCAGGATGGCGGCGATGTCGGACCCGCCGATGCCGCTGCGGCGCTCGGCCAGCCAGGCGGCGCGCTCAGCGACGGCGTTCATGGCGGGGCTCCTTGGGGGGGAAGGGCGAGGGCGCCAGCAGGAAGGCCGCCAGCGCCGCCATGAAGCGCCGGGCGCGGCTCACGTACACGGGCCGGGAAGTGGCCCGGCGGCCCGGCTCGATCTCGTCCAGGCTGCGCGGGTGGCGCTTCGTGGTTGGCCAAGCGCAGTCCTCGACGGGCAGCGGGCGGCCCGCGCCGATGCGAGCAAAGCCTTCGCTGGAGTGCATGCCCTCGATCGCGGCATGACGGTCGGTGCGCGCGGCCTTCATTGCCAGAACTCCTCGCTGTTTTGGGCCAGCTCGGCCAGGCCATCAGCCCGATCTCTGGCGATTTGCTCGGCCAGCGCCACCCGTAGGGCGGCGGCCTCGGGGTCGGTGCAAGTGGCCATCAGGCGCATGAAGCGCTCCATCAGGTGCGCGTGGTTGAGCGCGTCGTGCACTGCTTCGGCCACGCTGTCGGCGGCCTCGTGCCGCGGGCGGCCGTTGAGGTCATAGACCGCGTAGGGGACCTTGACGGAGCGGTCGCCCGTCAACCCGATGAGCACGCGCGCCTTGATCTCGAAGTGCCGCTCCTCGGTGACCCTGGCGAGCCGTTCGGCGCGCGCCTGCCGGGCCTGCTCAGCGCGCGCGTAGCTGTCTCGGGGGAAGGGTAGGACGGGCATCTCCATCTCCTGGCTGACCTTGAACGCATAGCCATTATCGGCTTAACTCTTGAATTGTCAAGCCATAAATGGCTACGCGAGCACTGCTCCCCCCATCAGGGGTAGATCAGGCGATGGCGTTGGCGGTGTGCTCGAGGTCGCGCGCCCTCGAGGGCGTGCGGGGATGCCGGCGCGCCGCTGCTGGCTGCCGCATGCCAGGCCTAGAATGACCTGATGAGCAGCGCGCGCCTGACGTACGACGGCCCGGCGCTGCAGGCGCGCACGATGGACGTGCGGCTGTCGCCATGGCGCACAGCTTGTTCACGTCGGCCATGGCGCGCTGCCCGAGCGCGTAGGCGTGGTCGATCCAGTCCTCGGAGGCGCCATCCCACAGGATGTTGCCCAGGTTGCGATCGCGGTTGTCGATGGCCTCGTCGGCAGCCGCGGCCAGCGCCGAGGTGGGCAGCGTCGTGGCGATGCGGCAGCCCCAGCCGCTGCTTGAGGTTGGGGTAGCCGGCATCGGCGCTGGCGAAGGCGGGAGCCTCAGGCTCGTCGACGATGAAGGGCTCTGGCACCGGCAAGCCCCAGGCGCGCAGCAGCAGCGCCGCGAAGGCCTCGGCAGCGACCTCGCCCAGTGGCGCGCGCTTGAGGATGGCGGCACGTTGCGTGCCATCTGGAAGGATCAGCGTGCAGCGAAGTGCGCCGGTGAGCCCGTCACCGGCCGGGATTTCGGTGCCGGGCAGCACCTGGGCGGTTCGAATCGTGATGGCCATCTGCCTGCGCCGGCGGCTTGCCGGCGAAGTCGTTGGTCTCGGTCAGCCCCTTCGGGATGCGTGGCGCCGGCTCGAGCAGCTCGGCCAGCCGCTTGCGGTACGGCTCGGCGTCCACGTCGATGATCAGCGCCATGAGCGTGCGCAGCTCGTCGCGGTGAGGACACGCACGCATGGCCTCCAGGACCACGGGGAGGGCGTCGCGGATGGAGATCGCGTCGATGCTTTGCTGCTGTGGGCCGTAGTGCCCAACACGGATTGGCCCTCGGCCGTACTTCAACCACTCGGCGCTGACGCCCGCAGCCTTGGCGATCTCAAGCAAGTCGCGCGGGGCGCGTCTGGTGCCCGACTCGATGTTGCCAATGGTCCCTTGAGACACGCCGGCGCGCCTCGCGAGTTCCTCTTGACTGACGCGGGCGATGGTCTCGCGCGCCCACTTCAGCCGCTCTGCCAGCGTGTTCCTCTGCAAGTCCGGTGGCACTTCCCGATCCAGCCACCCCCGCGGCAAACCGAGATCTTCTTCTATGGAGCGAGCGGCCTTCTCGCCAAACGACTTCCTCTCGTCTTCCAGTAGGTCTCGCCAGTACGAATACGACCGTCCGGCCCGCTGCTGAAGAGTCTTTGGGCCGAGCCTGAGGGACCTCAAGTTCCTGCGGCGAGTCGCGGCATCGCCCATAGCCACTTGCCAAGCCTCACACCCGCTCGCTCTGACGGTACACGACCTCGCCGACGATGCGCGTGGCGTCGTCGCAGAGCTTGCGCGGGTAGCGGCGCTGATCCGGGTTGTCGCTGGCCAGCCACCACGCGCCCGCATCGCGCATCAGGCGTTTGACCACCGGCTCGCCCTCGTAGAGCACGAGGAAGGCCACGCCGTCTTTCGGGGTGGTGCTGTCCATGTTCACGACGATGAGGTCACCGTCGTACAGCGTGGGCTCCATGCTGGCGCCGTGCACCCGCATGGCGATCATGCGATCGGGCCGGTAGCCGTGCCGCTCGTACCAGTCGCGCCGAAAGACGATGGGCGCGCCGTCGCCGGCGCCGCTGTGTTCATAGTCGATGGCAAAGCCCGTGATCCCGGCGCCGGCCTTGACGGTGGCGCGCCGCACAGCAGGGTAGTCCGGGTTGTTGTCGAGGTCGATTTCGCGGGAGGAGGGCAGGGCTGCCTGAAGCTGCCTTAAGCCGTCGTTTGCGAGTACGGCTTTGAATCGGTCATGGCTCCAGTAAAGGGTTTCTGCCCACACCCCGAAGGCGTTTGCAATCTTTCTTAAGTTGCCCGCTGTCGGATCTACCTCCCCCCGAAGGATGCGCCCGATGGTGCTCTGGGCCAGCCCGGCTTTCGCCGCTAGGAGTGACTGGCTGCCCAACTCAGGCACCGAATCCATGAGTGCGGCGATGTTTTTTCCCACGTTTGGGTCGGGCGCCACTTTCGTTTTAGCCATTCTTGGATAGTCGCAGCTTGCGACAACCATGTGCGGCTTGCTTTACAAGCCATAAACGGCTAGAGTCTGGGTGCGAGATGGAGACCTTGCCATGAGCACGAACGTAGAGCCCATCCTGACCTTTGTCCGGCGGAAGCTGGAAGAGGTGCGCGGCAGCTGGGTGGAGGTGTCGAACAAGAGCGGTGTGCCTTACCACACGCTCACGAAGATCGCGCAGGGCCAGGTGCCGGATCCGCGCATCTCGACGGTGCAGCGTCTCGTCGACTACTTCAACGGTCCCTCCACCCACCAGGAGGCCTGAGATGAGGCCGCCGCCGCAGGAGTGCGCCACCGTGGATGCGCTTGATGTGTGCCCGGCGGGCCAATGCCGCCCGGTTCCTGTGGAGACGGCCCGCGCGGCGCACTTCGCCCTGGAGTACCTGCTGCGCAACAACCCGGAGGCGTTGCACAACGCGGACTTCCCGCTGGCGCTGGCTA